TCCCAAAATGTGGAGGGCTCGCGGCCAGTGGCGAAGGACCAAATCATGACCGCCATGATTTTCCAGCTCCAATGGTTGTCCCATGACGTGGCGGATTGCCCTGTTCCACCACCCCGGCGTTTTCCGACAGTGTGGCCTGTGAGCAAGTCAACAAGGGTTGCGTTCTGCATCTGGTAGTAACGCGCCCGTTGGATTTTGGGGCCTGTGGGGTTCCCACCTTTGCGGGCGCCTTTCTCCTGGAGGCGCGCCAGGCCTTCGTAGATCAAAGGGGGGTTGAATGAGTCGAACTGGCGGGCATCGGCCCCAAATTTGACCTTGCGACCGTTCACCCTCTCGAAGGCCTGTCCCAGATATCGAGCATTCAAGGGCATCCCCATCCCAAAGTCTGTCATGGCCCAGAGTGGTCTTTTCATCAGCTCTAACTGAGAGACTTGGGCAACAAATGAGCTCAGCAATGCCTCTGCGGTGACCATCCGTGGTTTGGTGACGACCTGACCCTTGAGGAAACAATGATACAAATGTGGGGGAAACGTTCCTTCCTCGAGGTGCTTATACGTGGCCTGGACGATGCTCTCCATCCACCCAGCCTTCTCCATTGCGGAGCGCGTCTTGTATCGCTGCATGAATGGGAGCCCGGAGCTGTACTTGTGTTTCTGCATGACATGTTTCCTGACTGTTTCAGGTGTTACCAGGCCAGGTTTGTCAAAAGCCTCTGGATACTTGGTGTAAATAGCCTCTACTGCTTGTTCGAGGAGGGCCTCTTCTTCCGCGGAGTATGGCTTGCCCTCTGCCGAGTATCGGGCCCGGAGTTCGTCCTCTGAGCCACCAGGCTGGGCGAACCATGATCCGTCCAAGCCCGGGGTGGCCCCCATCTTCTCGTACAATTGGGCTCTCGCTTCGAGGGTCGGATCAATCGTTGCAGCAAAACTTTGGAGCAGGGAGGGGTACTCGAGCTCATAGTGTGTGACTCGAGGCTTTGGTGGTAAGAAAATGCCTCGCTGATAAATATGCTCTGGATCGAGAGGCTCTTCTCCCGCAGGCCGAAATGCATTCAGCCGTTCTGCAGTCCAGGCGATTGGATCTTTCGGGTTGATGGTGGTCATCTCGGTGTTCAGCGATAGTGATAGCCAGTCTACAAAGGTCATTCGTTCAGCAAGATCTCTGTATCCAGGCGCCCAGCAATTCTTCCTTCGAGTGCCGCCAGGGTTCACTTGCTCGATTGTTTCTTCAATCAGTAGAACGACTGCTCTCATGCCAAACCGACCCAGCATGGACGTCAAGAGGTCGAGGGTAAACCCGATCCAAGTGCCAAAGAATAGGAGGATTCCGCATGTTGAATTGACGATAGCACTATAAGTCCTCGCCAACGCCTCTATGAGCGGTTCGGGCACCTTGGCCTTTCGGGCCATGTGCAATATATGGTGATATTGGTCCTTGCGTTCGTCACTCGACATGGCCTGAGCAGTGACAATCTCAGGCCTGCCACGTGCAAATGTTGTGCCTTGCGAGGCGCCTGTTGCCTGGAGTAGGGTTTCACCCGCGGCGTGGAATGCATCCCGGGCTGGGATGCCGTCATCTATAGCCTGTGCGCAGAGGATCGAGAGTGCTTCCTTGAGATTTGACAATGACTCCTCGTCATAATCGCCTGCCACGGCGAAAAGAGGAATCCACCCTGGCATTTGCTCTCGCAACCTCCTTAAGGGGCCGCCGAAATCGATGCCCCATAATTTCAAAGGTGTCACGGCAAACAGAGCAGTGGAAACTGATGCCTGGGCAAAGAAAATGGTTATCCAGGTGACGGCCAGGCCGATGATCGCCCAACCAGTGCCGAAAAACAAGGCGACCACAGCGATTAGCCCGGCGCTGCCTCGGGCACCCAATGCCACAGCCATTGTCTGGACCTGGCAGTTCCACAGGGGGCCATAGGCACCGACTGGGACGCCATGCCAGATGATATCACCAGGTTCAAGGTCGGTCTGGATCCAGAATCCTTTTGGTGATGTAGGTCTCGAAGTTTGGGTGTAACAAAACGCGGATCCGACTTGCTCATCTTTCCCAAAGGTGCCCTGCGCAACCAGACCGTTGGTCGCATCATAGTACATGGAGTGAAGGCCGACGACGACCCCACCGTGAATGACTGGCTGCATGCCGAGCCAGACACCATCCTGCTGCCCCTTTCTCAGGCTGCCCGTGTGGAATGCGTTGGTTATCTGAAGCCAGTTCGAGTACGCTACCCGTTCCAACACGAGGCATATGACGAGGCTCGTGCTGGTGCTGAGCCCCAATGTAAGGAATGCAATAAAGAATGGGCTCGTCCCGGCGGTGTATGCACGCTTGGCCAGGTGCATGATCAGACCTAGTGTGCCCACACCGAGGAAGGCTTTCATGATCGTGATGGTGGCATAGCCAGCGACCAGGCCAACCAGATTGAGGAGTGGTGAGCGTTTTGCGGACTGTAAGCCTAGTGTCCATAGTAACGTCCCATCAATGGTCGGCATGAGGTTTAGTCGATAGCGAAACGACCACGCAAGGAAGCAGATCCTCCAGACGTTGAGAACCAGGCCAGACCACTTTAGGCCCCAGTAGACAATCCGTGGCCAGAGTGCTGGTGTCCCCAGCGCCAGTTTGACTGCCGTGAGATTTGGTTGGACCTGGAGGGCCAGAGCTACGAAAGTGTCACGAGTGGGTTGAGTTGTGGGTCTATGTCCCGCATTGCGAGGATTCAGCCACTGGCGGTCAATGTCATTCGACCATGTGATTACTTGATTGACTCCAGCTGCTCGGCAGGTGGCGACCAGGCCCGCGCCACCTGCACATGCGACTCGCGTGACTTCCCTCAGCTGTATCAGATGATCGCCACCTGGTAACACGTCCCAACCTGTGAACTCAGGCGGGATGGGTATGCTTGAACTGCCCGTGACGACCACTTGACGACCCTTCCCGTTGTTGTCCTGGAGGGTGAGTGGTGTTTTCCCATCATGACTCCTCTCAAAGTAGGATATTCCATTGGCGAAGGCGATGTGTACGTCAATCTCGAAAAGCCGAAGCATGTACGGGACTGCCCAGTCAACCCACCTTGGAAGCCCCCCACAAGGAGCCGTCGAGTCACTGCTTGGTGGGGCGAGCGAGTACGTCAACGCGCCGGGTAGCCTCCAAAAGTAGTAAGGGTGCATGATGCGACCAGATGTTTTGGCCATGACCGCGCGTGCCTGCGCAAGGCGGGGTAAGAGGCGCCATGCCTTCCTGTCTTCACACAGTCTCAAGTCCTCAAGGCCCTGAGCGGGCGCTGTGATATGCACGACCAGTACATTGCAGCCCATCCGCCTGAGTTCTTTGGCCATGAACGCAACGGGGAGCCGGTCCCCCCTGGTGCCCCAGGTGAAGATAGTCAATAAATCATTCTGTAGGGTAAATCGATTGCAAGCTGATCGTAGTGGGCCCTCATATTCCTCCAATTCCGCCTCGTTGGGCAAATGGTCAAACATGGTTCGGATCACTTTTGCGTTTCTGGCATGTTTTGGACGCTCATGAGAACTGAACGGGTATCGGTAAGTTCCGACCACTCGGCGCCCATGCTCGAGTGAACAGATTTCGAACGGGATTTCTTCAGCGATGTGCGGGTAGGTCGGGACCGTCCCGAGGGTGAAACGGCTAGTCATGAAATTTGGGATCTTGAGGTATAGGTGCCACCATTCATCGAAGCTGTACACCCAGCCTACGTCCAAGGCCAGCGCAACGAACTTGGCGAGGTCGACCCGTCTGGACCCGAAATACCCAGCCAACCCGGGTGCCGGGTTTGTCCCGTGGAAGACTGCGGCCAGGCTTGCCACGTCGTAATATTCGAGGACCTCGTATAGGTCCATTCGGTTGACGTGAGGGACGCACGGATCCGGTACCGGGTCATTGATGATGCAGCCTAGGACTTCATTGCCGGCCACGTCAAGATGCAACCAAACGCACCGCATGAGCTGTATGGCATATCCGTGACCTAACACCAAGGGAACCCGAACGTAATAGATTCTCTCATGCCAATGTTCTTCTGGGATCTCAGCTTCCGTAAAGACGATGAACCTATCGTAAAGATGACCCCAATGGTGGATCACCGCTGCCATGTCTGAGGTTGAACGGATTCCGAGGGATGCCACCAAGGTTTGGTTCGGTAGGCCAGCGGCCCAGGTCTGCAATTTCAGGAGCTGATCCAGGAGAGTGTCATGTGCGCTTCCCCATCGGCGCTTGATGTCCAGGTTGCACACATTGAGCAGCTCAGGCGACATGGCCTGGTGGGATCGACCCCAGCACCTTGTGTTCCGGAGCCCATAGACGGATTCCTCCGGCCGCCAACCGGCGCCATCGAGCATCACTGGACTGACGCGGTCCCCAAAGTGAGGGAGTTCGATCTGCCCATGGGCGTATCTCGGGCCATGCCTCAGGACTCGTTGATCGAACTGGAATTCTTGCTTTATGCCTGATCTATCGGCGTCGATGCGAGCCCTACTTTTGGCCTCAGAATAGCGTGACCATGGATGGCCCCTCCAACCTGACGGCGAGGCTGCGCTGGCTTTGACGACGCCGATAGACAAATTGTCGATGACTCCGGCGGCGGGCCCCCCAGGATGCTGATGAACTGTGAGACTGGGATTTCCCCACTCCAGACGGGTGAACATAAAGGGCGGCACCTCAGTGCTTGGGAAGAATAGGCCACCCTTCTCGAACAAGTCTTCATCGGTGATGACCAGCAGTGGATTGCGATTGAGAAAGAAGAGCTCATCAATTCCGTAGACTTTGGCACCAACGGCCATGACGGCCTGCCAAAACTTGACTTCCGAATGGTACGCACCGCCACGGAGTATGCTCGCGCCACCATAAGCCGGGCAGAACACGTCAGGGGCCGAAATGAAAGGGGATCGGTAGAAATCATACAGTTCACATAATCTCAGGGCCCCGCCTTTTGGAGCGCATAGGTTGGTGACGACGTACTGAAAGCGTGGGCTTCCATGAAAAGCAGGGGTGAATCGACAATGGGTTAAGAAGCGCTCGTAGCCGAAGCTGATAGGTAAGTAGACCACTGTCCACGCTGAATCTGCCCAGCAGATGTCATCTTGCCAAGGCACCGAGTCTTCTATTTGTTCAAGCTCCAGCTCCACAGGGAGGCCAAAATGTCTTAAGGCGCCCCGGATCACCTCGGCTTCCTGGTAAGTGATGAGATCTGGCCCTTGCCCCGGGTAGGCCCCTGTCCAACCGACCCCTTGCACGACCACAACCGCTCCAGGGCTCCAGACATGGTCCCCTGGCGAGAAGAGGAAGGCACCGCAAGAGCAAATTGTCCCGGCGGATTCGTCAGGCCCACTTTCCCCAACTGCGCACAGAGTCTGGCAGGCACGGCAAAATACGAACCCGTCGGGTTCCACGCTGCGGGCCGGCTCGCGCCTGCACCGGCAGGACCTGTCGGGGCCGACACGAGGGCGATCTCCGGCAGCAAAGAATAGACCATACTTACAGCCTGGTAGGAGGGAAGTCGGGGATTGTTTCAGCAATGGGTGGCTGGCGCAATTTCCTGACATGACGAGTACTTTCCACGGATCCATCCAGAAAACCTGTTCGAAGCGCTCCACTCCAAGCCTTGCGGAGCGTAATAGGGCCTCAGTTTGGATGTCGATTGCTTGATCTTGAGCGGCAGCGAGTTCGTACTCACAACAGGCCTGGACGATGCTTTCGTTCAGGCTAGCGTATTCGAGTGAGCCTTGACGGCGACCGGTTGCATCTCGTGGGTCCTGAAAATGAGGGGGCTGCATGGGGTCCATGAAAGTGGTGCCGCCAGAGACGACCCAATCCGGGACCTTGTCCCAGGAATGCTGGATCGGCAGTTGTCTTCGGCCGTTCTCGTTGTCACATGGGGCACCGATCACCAGGCCTGGTGCGCCGATGCGAGCCCCAAGGTAGCACCAGTAAGACCACGACCACCAATCTAGCCGGCCCGCCCTATCGACGTGGAGCACGATGGTACCCGTCGGAGTCATGCCGGAAATCGAAATCTTGGCGCGGGGGCCTGAGACGGCGAAGTTCAAATCTAGACTGGAGACCAAGGGACACGGCCCCTTCCCGTGTACTAAGTTCGTCAGGCTCAGGTAACAGAAACCGTCCGGATGTTTTGACACCTGGAATCGCGCGGGAGTCCCGAACACATCGATCGCCGGCCGCCAATCTAAGTTCCTAGACCCCAAGGGGGGCGCCGGCCTGAGCCTCCCGGGTCGTGGTCCCAGTGACAGACGAGAGAGGGATTCGTCGAGTGTGATGAAGAAGGGTTCTGGTTTGCAAAGGCGCTCTTGAATGTCGGCATAACTCCGCTCTGAGGATGTTTGTCGATGTTGGGTGGTGCCCCTGGTAGGAAAATTTCCAGGCGGCTCCACCACCCTATTTGATGGTTCACGGATTCCATGCCGGTCGGACACCTCAATGACCGGCACCCCAAAAGCAATCTCATTTTCGGGCAAAATTGCCCCCGGCATCGACGCCGCCCGAACGGGTGAACGGGCTAGTGACCGGGTGGTAGGCCTCCCCTCCGCGGCCAAGGACACCAATGGTGACCCTGGCCCGTCAGGTACGCCTCCTTCGCATGTGCTCCGCGCTGTTGTAGCTAGGACCCCCATGGGCACGGGGGGTCATTCGCAGACTGTTCCGCTCCTCGGCTACCGAGTACCTCCCAGTGCAGTCGTTCCACCTGTTTCCAGGCACGTTCTACTCTCCCCCCTCGGCCGCGGGTTCATTGGCAAGAGCATACGTTAGCACTACAATGTAGCACACCCATGTTCACTTCATGGTTGCTGAGAGTTAGCTTTGGGTCAGGGCCAAACCCCAAAGCGAGTCACCCGGCGCCCAAACACTCCAAATAGGAGTGGGGCGCCATACTCTGAAATATCTCCCTAATACTAAATGGTTTGCAACCAACCCGGGCTTGCGTTAGCATGAACCGGGAAGGAGCGGGCAAAGCATAAAGCTTACCGACCGGCGGGTAACGGGTGTCTCTAAAACGTGGCCCCTGGAGGGCCTGGCTACCTCACAAACGTGAGGGTGGCATCACCGAGAAGTGACTAAACTAAAGGCGCCTAGTGCGCAATAAGACCTGGTAGGGTAAACCCTACGATCCAGGTCGGC